AAATTAGGTTAATTTATAACTGGGAGGAATTTTAAAATGAGTTTATTAGATAAGGTAAAGAACGCAGCTAAGCAGGTACCATTTGGTAATGAAGAACTTAACACAGGGATTTATAAAGGCAAGTTAGTAAGTATTAAGCATGATACGATCAAGGAACAGTACGAAGTATATCGTTTCTGGTACAAGGTTAAGGCTAACAACAGTGAATATATCTTAACTGATACAATGTTTGTTAACGAGGATCCAGAAAAGACAGAAACGCAAGTATCGTTCCGGATCAAGGACGCGTTTGAAGCCGGCGCGGTTTCGCCGGAAGCGTTAGAAAAAGCGATGAGCAATTTAGATGGGTTCTTCGAATACTATGTTAAGCAAATGGCTAACTACGAAGTTGCTGTTAAGCTTTACGATGACAAGTACAAAGGTAATGTAAACCGTAAGATCGCTGTATCTTCAGTTAAACCAGCGAACGCAACCGCGGAAAAGAAAGATGATTTACCGTTCTAAATTGGGAGATGACAAAATGAGTGATAGAGCACAGCGAGTTTTAGATGCGTTGATGGAATATGATGCTGACAATAATTATGAATATCCAATGACGTCTATTTATTATTTTTTTAAAGATGGCAGGATTGAAAAAGTTGGGAAAGATTACAAAGCACTAAACGCAGAAGAAGAAAAGCAAGTAATCAAAGCGTTTTTAGAATTTGCATATTAAAAAATTAAGGGCTGGAAAAGCCCTTTTATTGTATGGAGGGATATTAATGTTTAAACTGTATGACTATCAGCAGCGCATTGTTGATGGCACACGCGAAGAACTACGGCACGGGAACAACGGCGTATTAATCGTTAGCCCGCCGGGGTCTGGTAAATCGGTTATGATAGGCGAAATTGCGCGTCTAACGACGGCTAACCGCAAACACGTACTATTTACCGTTCACCGTCAGGAGCTTGTTAATCAGATCGTAGACACGTTTAACGCAATGGGTGTTGATTCGGATTACACCACCGTTATGACGGTTGGCCGGGTTAAAAACCGGCTTGCTACATTGCCGCGTCCTAGCCTGATTATTATCGACGAATCACAACATACACGTGCTAAGACCTACACTGATATTTTAGATTATTATGATGATGTGCCACGGCTCGGGTTCTCAGGTTCGCCATGGCGTATGAACGGACAAGGGTTTGATGACATTTACCCAGCGATGATAGAAGGGCCGTCAGTAAGATGGCTAATTGAGCATAAGCGACTGGCAGCGTTCACGTACTACGCGCCGCAAACGCTGCAAGGATTCAAAAAGACACGCGGAGAGTATGACAAGGCATCGATTGACGAAGTCCTGGGCAGTAAGATATTCGGAGACGCTGTTAGTTCGTATATAAAGAACGTTAACGGCAAACAAGCAATCTTATACGCGCACTCGGTAGAATACGCCAAGGAGTACGCTAAGGCGTTCAGAGAAGCCGGGGTTAGCGCGGCTAGTGTTGACGGTAAGACGCCGCAAGCCGAACGTGATCAGATAATCAATGATTTTAGGGAAGGAAAGTTAAAAGTGTTGTGTAATAACGATTTAATTTCCGAAGGTTTTAATGTTCCTAACTGTGAAGTTGTGATTATGTGTCGGCCAACTGCTTCGCTAGTACTGTATTTACAACAGTCTATGCGTTGCATGCGGTACGTCGATGGCAAGCAAGCGATTATCATCGACCACGTCGGCAATTACATGCGATTCGGCTTGCCGGACGACGATCGTGAATGGTCGTTGACTGGTAAGAAACGTAAGAACGACGTTGACGCACCCGACATACACACGTGTGAAGCGTGCTATCAGGTATTCTATGACTGGAAAGACAATTGCTGTCCGTACTGTGGCACACCCAAGCCGGCGCCGGATCCACGGACTGAACAGGGAAAAAAAGAGATTGAAGAAGCTGAAATGATTGAAATTGCCAAGCGCGTTATCACGGGTGAAGATAGCCTGATCGAGCTGTATAATAAGTTCAGGGCGCGTAAGATGACGAACACTGGCAATGTACGACGGCCGATTAACGCAGCGATTCGTCGGCGAGTTGCTGCGAACGGTGGTTATATATCGTCAAGCGAGTTACATGCGTTCGCCCGTGAATTAGGAAAAAAGTTGCCTTACATTTACAGATTATATAAAATGGCAGGTGGTAAATGATGAAATATGTATGGTGGTTCGTGATCGTAACGCAAATGATTAACGCGGTATATGGAGTTTTGACGCACGATTATAGCATGGCGACGTTCTCATTAATTTTAATGATTGTTTCCAAGTTTTATATTGACAGTTACGAGTAGTAGTAGTATATTATAGTCATCAATTAGAAAGGGTTGTGAAAAATATGACGGAATATGATTTTAACGATGGTGACATTGAAGTTGGAGATTTAGTTGCATTCAAAAAATACGAAGATATGACTGAAGAAGAACACTTTAGAATTAAAGAAGAGTTTTTCCCTGAGTTTGGAAAAGTTAAAATAATTGACAATGATGGTTGCTTCCGTATTGAAGACAGTGGATATTGGTTTAAAATTGGATCAGTTGATTATATTATCGCAAAATCGGAAACAAATGACATTCACGTTGGTGATGAAGTGCTTGTAAAGACAACCGTAGGGAAAGTTAAGGGGAACAATATTTGGGCTTCATGGGTTAGCAAAGACGATGTGGTAAAAGTTTTAAAACGTAAAGAAGAACGTTTTATCGTTAAAGAAGACCATTACGGTATGTATGTTAATGGTTCAGGATTATTAATCGCTGATAAGCGTCATGCGAAAATTTACAATTCACGCAATGAAGCCAACGATGAGGCTGCGGATATGCACTTAAATGCTTGGGATGTGATTCCATATGGCGATTAAGGGTAAGGAACAAGCTATACAGGATAGCATACGTGTTTCATTAGCACAAGCCGGTTATATAGTGTTCAGAACCAACGTTGGAAAGGTAAAAACGTCAGACGGAAGATGGTTCGATACCGGATTGCCTACGGGGTTCCCTGATTTAATGGGATATAAACCAGACAACGGCCGAATATTCTTCATAGAGGTAAAGACGGACCGAGGCCGGCGACGTAAAGACCAAGTCGAATTCGCCAACGGGCTAAAGAACAAAAACGTCATTTATGGCGTGGCTCGTTCGGGAGAAGAAGCAGTTAGGATTGTACGGGAAGAATTAAAAAAACTGGAGGACAAGTAGAATGGTAATTTATAGAAATCATGATGGCGAACCGGTTGTTAACGTTCCAGGAACGTTGTGGTATAACATCGTTGGCACTGATAAATACGAATTTTCCCCAGCTATTCACGGGGAGGTTTGGGCCGATGATTTTAATTTAGCAAAGGTAAGTGAAACACTACTGGTTAAAGCGAACGGGACAAACTCGTTGGAAACTAAACAATTGGTAGACGAAACCAGAGAGTATTTAAGTTGTGTTAATCGTTATATGCGTGATGAAGATGGTAATATCGTGCGTTTTGGTAATGATGTCGATAAAGAAAACAACGCCACACTAGACATGCGTTTTGGGGTTGTTGTCGACATGCCCTATAAATACCGATCAGCGGTTTCAATTAAGAAACACGATTGGATACCGTTTTCAAATGGTAATTGGCACAAGGTTAGCCGGATTAATAAAGATAATTCAGTATTACTTGAAGACAGCAAGATTCGCGATTACGCGTACCTTATTTCAGAAACGATTAAATACCTGCACGACCATTTACCTGAAGAAAAAGAAAGTTATAATTATGTCGTTAACGAAGCCGTCGAACACCCGTCGCATTACAATCATGGCGGCCGTGAGACAATCGACGACATCAAGGAACATCTATCAAGCAGCGATTGGGACGCGTACCAAGGTGGACTGCTGTTTAACGTCTACAAGTATATCGACCGTGCACCGTACAAAGGTAAACGTTTAGAAGACCTTAAGAAGGCCGCGTGGTACCTTAATAAGTTGATCGAGGAGGTCGGCGACAATGATTGAATATATATCATTTATCACGGCGTTTAACGCGGTTGCAGTAGCTGAGCATAAACAGAATCGTCCATTCCTATTGTTAGCAGCCAACCTTGTGGTTACTGTGGCGTTTATGACTATTTTTGGAGGTGCACTATGAATAGAAGATTAATGGCTGCTGGCTGCATTATGCTGATTACTTTCATGAACTGGCTAGCAGCGTGTTCGCTATCAGACGACGAAAGTGATTATCAGGAACTAGCCAAGAAAATGTTTTTAGAATCGGCACTTCCGGCGGCATTGGTAGCGGCAATAACAGTATAGAATTAACCGAGTGGGAGACTTTTTAAAAGTTTCTCACTTTTTTTATCTAAAACTATTGACTTATAAAATAGTAGTAGTAG